GCGCCACCACGAGACGCTCTTCTCGGCCTCGGTGACCCGGCTGTTCGCGGCCCAATACTCGGGAGTTTCCTCCCGGTTCCCGGTTCGCCTGTCTCGCTCGGCTACCGCATTCAGCTCCCGCCGTGCGGCCTTCATCTCCCGCGCTGCAGCGTTCTTGTCCTTCGCCATCAACTACTCACCCCCTCCCGTTCTTGCCTAGTTGCCAAGACTCGATCGTGCTAGCAGGGGCCGGGACCGCCGTAATAGAACGTCCGGGTACTGCCCGCTATCAGCGCGGCGTTGTACCATGCCGCGTTCGTGTAGAAAGGTGCCACCGACACGCCGGTTGACAACCCGTCGTACGTGATGCTGGAGAACTTCGAGCCGGTGGTGCTCGTGGCCAACACCGCGGGATTGGAGCCCATGTCGGTGCACGGACTGGAGCGGCCCGAGATCTCGCCGAAGAACTGAATCAAATGCGCGTTGTTGAACGTCGGCGTGACGCCGCTCCAGTTACTGCCCGGGAAGTAGCCGAGATAGCTGCCGTTGAAGCTGGCCCACCAGTTGCCAGCCGAATACGTCCAGCCGAACTGCGGAACCGTGTCGATGAAGGACGTCAGGTCGTCTCCGACCGTGTTGACCCGACTCGCGTAGTTCGTGAAGTGAGCGTTGTATCCCTGGCCGACCCCGTTGACCCAGCTGTAGACGAACAGTCGCGGCTTGCTGTCCCCGAAGGTGGTCGGGTCCTCAGTCCAGCCGACCTCCACGGTCTGCTGACCGTTCGCTGAGGACAGTGCCACTTCCGCCAGGGTGTGCCACTCGTAGTTGACCGACAGCCACGGATTGTCCACGGTCGCCAGCGCATTCACGCTCGTCGGCGCGGTGGCCGGTGTCTGCTGGGCGCCCGCGTACGTGAAGTTCGTCGGGCCGAGAACGTTCGTGTGGATGCCGCTGGACGGCACCACCTGTCCCTTGTATCCCTGATGCTTCGGCGCGACCGCTGGCTTGTCCGCGGCCGAGGTAGCCGGCGGCGCGCCGATGGGCGCCGCGCCCGAGCCTGCTGCCGTGGCGCTGGACGCGCCCACGAAGAACAGGCTGACGAGCAGCGTGAATGCGAGCATGATTCTCTTGATCATGTACCCCTCCCGGGATTGATACGAATGACCGTTGACCTTACGCGGACGCGCCCGCGCGCTCCTTCGCGCGAGTGAGCGCCATACCCCACGTGTCCCCATCGTCCTGACGATTCTGGAGGTAGACGAGGAACTCTTCCGCCTCATCGGTCAGATTGCTCGCGGCAAGCAGGCCGCGGACGGAGCACTGTGCTCCCGCGTCCTGATCCGTGAGCAGGCCGGCGCGATCGAGGATGCAACCGATGAGGCAGCCACATATGGCGCTGCCCTCCGCGGGCCGGCGGTTACCCCGGTGGTCCCACGTCGGGAAGCGCAGATCGCTCTGTGGCACATAGGCACACAGACCTACGCCCTTCGGGTTGTACACGAAGTCGGCGCCACGCTCAGCCACTACGGCCTCAGCGTGCGCGATCGCCTCTTGAAGATCCATTCCCCATCCCTCTCGTTCGATTGCCCACAGTCTATCAGTGCACATCGGCACTGGCTAGATGTAGCGCACCCGGGTCTTCGCCTTCAGATCCTCCTCGGCTACCACATACCGCGCCGTATCGCACGAGTGGTCGTTCTGCTTCAGCGGCTCGTCCGGGATCGGCTTGCCGTCCGGCCCCGGTTTCCAGATGTAGCCCGGGAGCTCCCCGTGCAGGCCGAGCGGCAGGCCGGCCTCCGCTACCTCGGTATCCCGGTCCACGAGGGAATCGGCCAGGAGGAGCATCCTCGGCATCCCATCGCCCGCCAGATTGAAGCGGAGCTGCATGGCCTGGATACCCGGGCTCACGCTCTTCCTGGCCGCGCGGGTCGGCATCCCCATCTCGCGCGTGAAGGTAGCCCGGTCCTCCGCATCGTGGTCGCACACGATGTATTCGGGCCGCGGGTACTTCCACGTCTTGCCGTCCTGCATGGTCACGACCTGCATGATCTGCGCGCAGTGCTCGCGTACGGTCCGCTTGCTGCGGTAGATCTCGTGCTCGAGCCAGAGCCGGCCGTCCGGATCGCGTGCCCACTGCTGCCAGCAGAACGGATTCGTGTATCCGAAGTCGATGCCCCACAACCGCGCCCACTCCCGCGGCAGGCGCTTGCGGTTGCTGACGTGCACCGCGCCGTCGAAGTTCTCGTAGATCACGCCCTCGGCCGCTGCCCAGATGCCGCCCTGCAATCGCAGCTTGCGCACACCGGTCAGATTGTTCAGTTTGGCGAGGTACGCCTTCCCCTTGACCGTGGGCACGTACTGGCCGTCCACCTCGGCGAACAGCTTCGGATTGTCCGTGTGCTTGCCGTAGAGCATCACGGTCTTCTTCTCGTCGCAGCGCAGCTTTAGCCAGTGATCCGGCTGTTCTGGGTTGCAGTCGGCAATGAGCTGCTGGAACGAGATGCGCCCGTTACGGAGCCGCGTGGTGCACTTCTCCCAGTCGGTGGGCGTGAGCTCCGTAGCCTCCTGCACGAAGATCACATCGAACTGGGAGCTCATCACCTTCGTGGGGTTGTCCATGCCCGCGAGCATCAGCTTGGAGCCGTTGCTGTAGCGGTACTGCGGTGGCTCGTCGCGACTGCCGCCGTAGAAGTGCACGATGCCGGTCTCCAGCGCCTCCTTCGCCACATCCTCCTTGTAGGTGACCACGCCCGTGGCGGAGAGCGAGACGAGCGTCTTGCGCACCATGAGCGCGCGCAGCCCGGTGTCGTGGTGCTCGTGCTCGATCTTGCAGTCCTTCTCGCACCGGCCGTTCAACATGCACATGAGGTGCAGCTTGGCCAGCGCGCCGTAGCTCTTGCCGGTACCGGCTGGGCCGGCAACGAGTACCTCGTCATCGCGGCGCTTCATGAGCTCTTGCGCGGCGCCGCGGAGCGCGAAGGTCTTGATCAGTGCTTGGGTCACGCCGTGATCTTAACTGGACATGGAGAAGCCCGGACCGAAGTCCGGGCCCTGCCGTTCAGCGGCGCGGAGTTCCGGGGTAACCGGTCGGTCCGCAGAAAGCAACGTACTGAACGTTGGTCATCGAGCGGCGCACGCGGCGCATGAGGAGCAGGCGATCGACGTGACTAGCCACGGGGAGCGCGGTAACGGTATCGAGGTTGGTGACGACCATTCCGGTTAGCGGCTTGAGTGCTTCGTTGTTCATACCCATAGTCTAGCGCACCCAGTTCAAATGTCAACTGGGTGCGCCAAGATCTTTCCGACTACTTCTTGGGCTTCTTTGCCTGACAGTGGGTGCCGAACGGATTGCGGGCGCCGCACACTGGGCAACGCGGCACGTCAGCCATCACTCCGCCTCCGCCTTCGCCACGAGCGTGCGCACCACGTTGGGCAGCGCTGTCGGCACGCCGAGATCCTCCTTGCGGAACTGGCGTGTTCCCACGGTGCTCGCATCCCTGGCCGGCCGCTTCTCCGTGGCAGGCAGCCGGTGCGGTCCCCTGAGTGTCACGAGCAAGACCTTGCCGCTCTCGTCCATCGTGACCGACGCGAACGTCGGGCGGAACCATGGCGACTCCAGCTCCCCCGGGATCTCCTTCAGTGGATCGGCCACGACCGCCCACTCCTGTGTGCGCCGCTCGCTGAGCTTCTTGAGCGTTGTCACTTTCTCCCCTTCCCTAATTGAGCACGGGACCTAAGCGTATCACCTAACCAGTACGGATGTCAACTGGTCTGAGCTACAGGAATGGCCCCGGTTTCCCGGGGCCGGCTCCTTCATCGGTTCGGGTGGACCTCGATCCAGTCCGAGCTTCCCCGCTCGATCTTGGCGTTCTCTTCGTTCCTGACCTCGTTCATGTTCTCCTTTCGCACCCTGCTCCGCGCCACCTGGCTGCGATCTCCGTTGGTCCGGAACACTGTGTAGGTCATTTTCTGTCTCCCTCATCCGCTCTGCCTTATACCTAAAGTCTAGCGCCACCCAGTACGGATGTCAACTGGTGAGCCAGTTTATTTCTGAACTGATACGTTTCAATCTCCGGCGGCACGCTCGAATCGCTCGAGCGGCCAGGAGGGCAGCGGCAGACGGATGATCTGCCCCTCGTGCCGCACGAACCACGCACCGTCCGCGGCGAGCTCGATGCGGTCACCCCACTGCGCCACGAACCGCTCCGTGATCTCGTTCATCTCGGACTGCCGACGCTGACCGGCCGACAGTCCCAACGGATCGTTCATGCTTCGTGACCCGGATTCCGAAACAGATGCAGCTCTCGCGACAACTGGCAGCCCGGGTAGTGACAGTCGTTGCCGTACGCGTTGTGCTCCTGGAACTCATGCACCGCTCCAGCGAATTCATTCGGCACGTCTGTCGGCGCTGGAGCAGGCTGCTCCGCGAGCAACGCCTCCGCCTGCTCCAGCCGGTAGGTCAGGATGCCCAGTTGCACGCGCAGCTCGATCTCTCGCTCCGCATCCTGCGCGGTCCTCGGTAGCGGCGTCATGTTGCGCGCGTAGATCCTGCGCTCCTCTGACTGCACCGCGCGCAGGCCGGCGGCGAGCTTATCGATCTGCCGCCGCGCCCAGCTCTCGAAGTTCTCCTCCGGCTCCCACGATTCCGGTGTGGTCAACCGCGGCATCTCCCCCATATTGCGCTTCACCCTCTCCCAACGCCCCGAACCGGGAAGGCCCCATATGTTCGGGTCGAAATCGAAGTGCTCAATCCCCATCCCCCATTCCTTTCAGCTCAGATCGGCCGGGTCGATCCCAACAATCTGATAGGTCACGTTGCCCGACACTTCCGCCTTCTGCGCGGCGTCCAATCCCATCAACTTGCGCCGCTCGGCATCGAACTTCGCGGCTGTCTCCATAGCGCGCAAGCGGCCCGTGTAGTCGCGCACCACCTCACCGCTCTCGTCGTACGCGATCGAGCCGTCCTTGCCCACGAACACCGGAGCGGGCACGAGATCCACGATCTCCAACGCGCGCCGGCCCAATTCGGAGTACAGATCCAACGACTCCTGCCGCATCGCATCGAGATCATGTTTCGGAATGCCCGCACGCACTTCAGTGATGATCTGACTCACGCGCGCCTGCGTGATCCCGAACTCTTCGGCGAGATCCTCCTGAGTACGGCGGTAAATCGTATGGCCGCGCCAGATGCTGCCGTTGCGACCTTCGAGCCGAGGAACGGGCTGAGGTAGCGGCCCTCCATCACGCACTGCCATGATCAACTCCGATTAAGGTGCATAAGAACGTATGTCCTAATTAGTACTGCCGATGTGCCACGCGGGGGAGGTGGCGCGAGTGGCGCTTTCTCCGGCCGATCGGGCGGAGCAACCTTCGACGCCTGCTCCTGCCCCGACCGCCTCACGCGTGCTCCTTGGCTTCTGGATCTTGAACAACGTACCCAACGCCTTCCGGAATGTACGAAGACTCCACGACGCACCTGGCGCCGAACATCTCAACAGCATCCGCGTACAGCTCCGGCCGAACCATGATGATCGTTGGAGCACGTGGAGCCGAGATCTTCTTGTACATCTCCACAATGTCAGCCCACGTGATCGGCTGCACCTTCTCGCTGTTCACGCGTGCTCCTCCGGGTCCGCGAACAGCTCGCGCACGCTGCTGGGCGCATCGCGAGGGAGGCTCAGGCGCTGGAGTTCCTCCGACGTCACGCCATGGCCATATCGGCAATCCACGTCCACGCACGCATAAAGGTCATGCCACGCGGAGTAGAACATCTCCGTCCCGTGCTCCGAGCAGTTCACGCGTGCTCCTTCGCTTTCTTCGGCTTCCTCCACGGTTGAGCGCCAGTCTCCCAGGAGTTCGTGCAGTAGTGGCAGGAGGTCAGCGCGCCCAACGTGATCGTGTTGCCGTGCGTGCCGCGGTCGCACGCCTCCTTGATCTTCCTCCGCCGCTCCTGCTCCGCGACCCTCTCCGCGATCGTGGAGTACCACCCGGGTGGAACATCGCCCGCGGCGTCCAGCCACTCCTTCAGCTCCGTCAGGCCGGCGGCGCCGAACGGCGGCAGCTCCGGCCCGGATACCCAGATGCTCTTCCACGTCCAGCTGGAGCCGCTCACGTACACCGCGACCGCCTGAGCGTCGGTCATCGGGTGATTGCCCATCCGGACCGCCAGAGAGTGCACGAGCCCTGTGGGCTTGCCCGTGGAGCCGTGGATGCCGTTACCCCGGGCGTACTGCACCCGGACCTCCCAGCCAGCCTCACGGGCGAACTCAGCCAACTTCATGACCGACTCCGGCATCGGGGCGTCCAGAGGCATCGGCTCACGGCTACTCACAGCGGGCTGAGGATGAGCTGGAGGCTCTACCGGCACCCGCTGGTCCACGCCTCGGGGGTAGCCGACCGGGACGCTGTACGGCCCACTGAAGGGCTCTCCGGCGCCGGTGCGCTCCAGGAGGCACGGCCCGCACGCCGCGGTGGCCACGTGCGCCGGGATGGCCAGGGCCGGACGGCCGCACTCCTTGCAGTCAGTACGCCGGAGGTGACTGAACGCAATGGACTCCCCGCGCTCGAGCGCTTCCTCCTCCGCCTCTCGCAGGAGGTCCGCCTCTTCGTTGCCGATCACAGCGACACGACCTCGATCTGCACGCCGGCCGGTAGCCCGGGCGCGGCCCACCGCTTGCGCGGGCCTGCCGTGACGTTGCCGATCACGTTGCAGTCGTCCGAGATCAGGCCGCTGCCCTCGAGCGCGTCCAGCACGTTGCGCCGGAGCTTGTCCTCATCCCCGTTCGCGTTGACGCCGGAGTTGATGGTCGGCCAGGGGGAGACGAGCGCGGTCGGGCCGATCCGCTCGAAGTAGAACACCGCATCGACGAGCACGGGGCCGGCGTACGGCGTCCAGCGGCCCGGGTACGCAGCGCGCACCTCGCGCACGATGGCGTTGTTCATCCGGGTACGCCACGGCGCACTGAGCGGGTGGTCCTCCACGAGCAGGTGCTTGATCTTGCCGCGCTTGCCCATGCACTTCAGCGAGCCCTTGGTGCGCGGGTGGCCCTGCACCCAGAGTGAGAGCTTCAGCCCGTCCGTGAGATCGATCATCGCCGCCCTCCGTACTTCTTGATCTTGTGCTGAACGTACGCCCCGAACAGACCGCCTGCGGTGGCTGCCAGAAGCAGGCCACCGCAGGCGTCGAAGAGCTGGCTCATCCGAACAGCGCGTCAAGCTGGGCGCGCTGCAGGCGCTCCGCCTTGATCGAGCCGCGCCGAGTCAGGCCGGCGCCGGGGCCGACCATACCCAGCGCCTGCAGCTCCTGCAGCGCGCTCGTGACCTTCGTGCCCATGTTCCAGTCCTTGGCTGCCCGCAGGGCGTCTTCGGCTTCGTTGCTCATCTGCGTCATGCCCACAGTCTACTGATCTCCAGTTCAGATGTCAACTGGATGCGAGAATCTCCTTGATGGACGCGTCCAGTCGCTCCCGGGTCGCGACCGCCCGACTCAGCTCCAGCGCGGCGTCACGCAGGACGGCCAGAGAGGCCTCCTCCAGCGCGACCACCTCAGTGCGCTGGCGCTGGAGCGCGGCGAACGCCCGCATGGCGACGAAGAAGCCGGCCGGCTCCAGCGGACCGCGGTCCATGGCCAGCGCCTCCGCGTGGTCCTCATCCACGATGGCCTGCTTACCCGCGAGCAGCCCGCATGGGTGGTTGGCCTCCCGGTAGTCCCGAACGCGCTCGGCAAACGGCGCGAACCGCGCCTGCCGCTCCGGGCTGCACTGCCAGACGTTCTTGTGCGGCGAGAGCGGCACCGAGTCGTGCTCGTGCACGTTGGTGGGGATCACGTACTCCGCGGCCGGCGCCGGGCTCACTCCGAGCATGGCCTCCTGGCACCGCACGCACGTCACCTTGGAGCTGTCCTGGGTACGCCGGAGGTTCGCCAGCGACCGGGGGAACAAGGTGTCGATCAGGCAGGCGGTGCGCCACGCTTCCGGGCTGAGGTAGTGGACAGCGGCCAGGGGGGGGCGATCCAGGGGCAGGGGCTGAGTCTCGTTCGTCATGTGTTTCAGCCTCCTCTCAATCAGTGCAGATGTCAACTGGCTCTCTGGGTACTCGAGACTTCGGGTCTTACTGCTTCCCCGAAGTCTCGGAGACTCTGGGACATCGGGGGTCAAGAGACCCCCCCGAAGTCCCGAAGTCTGTTCTCCACTGATTCTCGAAGTCTCCCGAAGTCTCCCGAAGTCTCCAGAGTCGCTGGTCACAGCGTTTCAACCCTTCACGAAGTCTCCCGAAGTCTATGGACAAAACGGACCCGAAGTCTCCCCGAAGTCTCCTGTTGATCAAGGAGACTTCGGGTCCGTTTTCACCCGATTCTCTCCAGCGCCACGAGATCCAGCGCGAGCCGTGCCGGAGAGCTTCCCGGGGTCGTGATTTCCAGGTCCTTGATGGCCTGCCAGGCGTCTACCCAACCCGATTCGCTGACCAGCTCCCAGCGATCCGTGACAGCCTTCCTGGCCGCAGACTCCGTGATCCCAGTGAGGCCGGCATGGTCCGCGAGTACCTGGAGAATGCGCCGCTTGACCTTTGCCTGCGGTGCGACGACCTTGCCCGTCCACGGCTCCGGGCTCTTGCCCCGCCATGGCTCCACGTTCAGCTCAGGGTCTTCCTCACCACTTGCCTCGATGAAGGCGTCCTTCTCCTGCACTACAAGGGAACTGAGCACCCGCTCTGTGTGCGGATCGCGGCCGAGATCGATGACCTCCATCGCAAGGGTGACGAAGCCTTCGCTCTCCGCCATATCCTTCTGCTTCTCGTCCTTGAGCTTGACCTTCATCAGTCTCCGCGGCTCCGCCCGCGTCAACCGGATGCGGGTGTCGTGGGCGCCCTCTTGTGCGCCTCCCCCGCGGACGCCGTTGCCGTCCTTCTTGGTGTGATGGACCGCGAGTACGCATGACTTGGATGTGTGCTGGATTCGGCGGAACGCCCCCATGGCTACGTTCATCTCGGTGTTGGAGTTCTCCTCCATTCCGAGCGTCACCATGCTCTGGGTGTCCACTACCACGAAGACGGGCTTCAGCCGCGCGCACGCCTTGACCAGCGTGTCCCACGCCCGCGGGTCGCCCACCTGCACCGGCTCCGGCAGGAACAGCACGTTCTCCATCGGCCCGTTCTTCTTGACCCACGCGCGCGTCCGGAGTGTCATGCCCCGCTCGCCTTCGGCGGCGATGTAGACCACGAGTCCCTGATGAACGCGATGGCCATGCCATTCCAGCCCGCGCCCGATGTGGCCAGCCAGATCGAGCGCTACGAAGCTCTTGAACGATCCCGGTAGTCCCACCAGGGACGCGAGGGAGTCCCGATCGAGCAAGTCCCACACGAGCGGTTCCGGCGGGGGGCGTTCTGCCATCTGCTCAGCGGTGTACATGCGCCCGATGAGCGCGTCCACATCGTCGTGCGAGGTGGCCTGCTCTGCAGCCTTGCCCGCAAAGGAGTCAGGTTCAACCTTCCCCGCTTTCCAGTCGTCCAGCGGGGGCCGGCGTCCGTCGAGCACTGGTACGAATTTGTCAGCAGTCCAGCCTGCTTCTACCCGATTCGGGTCATAGGCGGTGTGCTTCAGCTCGCCCAGCAAGATCGAGAAAGCCTGATCAGCGGTCATGAACTCAGGTACAAAGTGACTCAGCATCGCGGCGGCCGTGTTCGCAGCCGGCTCGATCTCGCCGATTCGCGCTTCGCGAAGACGCTTCAGTGCCGGCTGCACGAACTCCCAGGCGCTCTCCGTCGTGAACCGGCGCCCCACCCCCGCGGTTGCCTTCATGCTCACCTCAGAGGAGGTGACGAACCTGTCCCCCTCCGGAGTGGGATCCTCCGCGGGCGCGTGTGGCATCTCCGCCGCGTTCACTCCGGTACTCCGGTGCGCGTGGAGCCGGGCGATCACTCCCTCCCCGGAGTCGTCTCCTCCGCTGGAGAACTCCTGGAGCATCTCCAGGTCAGGTTCCACGATCCAGGAGTAGGTACCGAGCGCTCCCTTGTCGGCGGGATTCTTGCTCCGCTTCACGGTCGGAGCGATCCAGACGATGGAGCGGCCCTCCCCGGAGTCGTCTCCTCCCTGGTAGTCGAGTCCTGGCATGAAGCCGTTCGCCTCGCGCTCGTGCAGCCGCGAGATCATCTCGTGCCGACCGCCGGAGGGCGTGCTCGCTACGCCGAACACGCGCGGCCACTGCCCGGTGGCTTTCAGTTCCTTGACGCTGGCCTCGGCCCCTTCGTGATGACTGTCCACATCGATGAAGTCAGCCTTGATGCCGCACAGTGCGGCGAGTGCCCAGCCGGGCTTCCACCGATTGAGCTGCATGTGACTGGGGCCGATCTTCTGCCACGCGTTCGGCATGTGATATTCGGTGCGCCCGTGACCCGCGGTCTTGCAATCCCGCGGGCACGGGGAGGCCGCGAAGACTGGGATGCCGGCGTCTACGAGCGCTCGCGCGATCTTGAGCGCGTGTTCCTGCTCCGGCGTCAACTCTTCTGTCATGTTATGCTCCCGTTACCCGTTATGTTTCGGTGCTGTAGAGCGACTTTCGGCTGTTGCTCAAGGGGCGCCCGTTGTGTTACGGGTCGCGTTGGGAAGCGCGTGATGGGGGTCAAGGTCGGTCTTGTAGGGACCGGCCTTGATCATTTCGTCTTTGTTACGATCTTGTATAGTCGGCTGTTCGGATCGTTGTAGGCAAGAGAGCGTGGATAGGTCTTCGCTCCGTCTCCTTTTCGGGACTCGACGCAGTAGCCGCACATGCAATCGCTGAAGTATCCGAGCGTCACGGCGTAGAAGCACGTCCACTCGTGTCCGACCGGGCACCGGTAGTACCAGATACGGCCGCCGTTCGCGGTCGGTTTCCAGTCGTGCGGCGTGCAGCTCAAGGTGACCAGTTCGCCGAGCTTCTCGGACAACTCATGATCACCGGCCACCGTGTCGCATGCGCTACACACGTCCCGGTAGTGATCGAACTCCGTGGGCTCCCTGATCATGCCGCCCCCTCCCCGGCCTGCTTCGCGTTCTCCGGCTCCAGCACGAGCCAGCCGGCGGCGCGCATCTCGGCCGCCCATCGGTCGTGCTTCTTGCGCGTGCGTGCGGCTGTGGCCGCGGTCGTGTCCCGGTTCTTCGGCATGATCAACCCTACCACACGAAACGCGAATACGCATAACGATCTAGAGCCCAAAGAGCCCGGACCCTGAGCGACAGGATCCGGGCTCGTCAGTAACTCGGCACCCTACCCCAACGGCAGCGGGAATCGCTTGCGCCCGCGCAGGGCCGCGATCGGCAGTTTTGCCTTCAGCATCGCGTCCATGGCGCGCTCCCGGCCGACCTTCATGCCGTCCAGCAGTTCGTAGAGCTCGGCGAGCTCGCTCTTGCTCTCCGCCTCCATCTCCGGCAGCGCCGCCTCCACCAGCCGGCGCAACACGTCCGCCTGCAACTGCCCGCGCACGAGCGCGAGGGCCTCCACTCTCTCCTTCACGATCGGGTCAACGAGTAGTTGCGTGCTTACTTTCGGCATACCTTCCCACCCCCAAGCTGTAGGCCAGCCCCGGTATCTCCTCTGGCCGACGCGGCAATCATGACATAAGGCAGTTGCTTTCGCAACTGAGTGCGTGGTACCGTGGGCTATCAGTTCGTATCCGCACTACCCAGGGAGCACACACATGATCCTGTTCTACTTCCTCATCGCGTGGACCACGCTAGGCGTGGTCCTGACCGTTGCGATGGTCGGCAAGCCGCGGCAGCCAACCACGGCCGGCGTAGCCGCCGGGACCGTGTTCGTCCAGCTCCTGATCATCGTCTTCTATCCCCGCTGACATCGCAGTGACGGGGGTACCGGAAGAGCTCCAGCGGCGCGGCACGCAAGTGTGCGTCAAGGGCGTTGGCCAGGATGCCGGCATCCACACCCACACGATGATCAAGCGAGTGACTCAGACCCTCATCATCACGAACACCGGGGTCTGGTTCCGTCGGAACACCGGCCAGTCCACCCCGTTCAAGATGGAGGGTGGAACCTACATCGCCGCTTCCTGCCAGCTGAAAGAAGGATCATGAGTCATCAACAGTCAGGCGCCGGTCCGGACGGACCGAAGCACCCGAGCATCGGCCCGGGGCTGGTCATCGGGCTCTACGTACTCGCGGTGGCCTGCGCGGGTGTGGCCATTCACGCCGCGATGGTCGGTGACGGTGCCAAGATGCTCGCCGAGGTCATCGCCTCCGTGTGCTTTCTGGTCGCCGCGATCACGCTCACCCTGCGCGGCCCGGCATGACCAGCCCCGCCCAGCAGATCAACCGGGATTCGCAGCGCGAGCGGTTGCATGAGGGGATCGTGCCGAAGACGCTGCGCGCCCGGTGCATCATGCTCGTGGACGCCATGCCCCGCGGCGAAGCCCGCAACCACGCGTACCGGTGGGTACGCCAGTCCGGCCGTTCCCGCTCCGAACTGGAGCGCTTCGCCGAGAGAATGGAGGCAGCGCGGTGACCCCCCAAGAGAAGGCGGTCGTCCAGGCGGCGATCGAAGCGCACGGGATCGGACACCTGCCGAGTACCGCTCAATCGACTATCCTGCGTCAGGCAGTCCACACGTTGATCTTCACGTGCCCGGAGTGCAACACCGATCGGCACACCTGCCCCGGGTGTGGCGAGAACATCGGCCACGGCGACCACGCGTGCGCCATCTGCTCCGCTCCGCCAACCCCGGAGACGGACTACGTGACCGTGCTGGAACCGGCAGACGAGTGCCAGTGCCCCCGCACCGAGAAGGTCTACTGCCACGCGGAGAACTGCCAGGGCGGAGCGGACGTGACCGCGCTCGAGCCCATCGAGCCGGCTCCGGAATGGGTACCCACCGAGTGGCTGCACGTGCTCCCGGGCGATCACGTGCGGTTGAACGGCCAGGAGGCGGACGTAGCCACGCTGCGGGTGGGCGACTGGCACGCCGACATCACAAGCCGGCTCATGGAGTCGGGCCGTTGGTGGGACTCGATCACGGCGTGGGACCACAAGGAGCTGTATGTGCGTCTCGCGCATCTGGACGCAGAGCTGCCGTTCCCGCCGTCCTCTCCGGTCGAGATCTTGATGGACCGTACGCGGCAAGCGCAGCATCTGCTCCAGACCGCCTTCCCAGGAACGAGAGCAGCATGACGAGTCCCATTCGCACGGCAGGCGCGCTGGTCTACTGCACATTGGATGAGCACGTACTCATCACCTTCAAGCCGGGTGAGAAGTCGCTGGCGAAACAGAATACCGAGAATCTTGATTCCGGTGAGCTCATGGGGCTACGCGAGAAGCTGGCCTCAGCGCTCCTGGCCGTAGAGGATCACCTCGAAGACCGCAAGGTGCTGAAACGGTATACCGAACGTCAGTAGATCAAACAGCTT